GAGGAGCGTCGCCGCTTCGCCCAGAAGGGTCACGAGTACCTGATCGAGCAGCTGCAGCACACCGGCGGTGACGCGCTGGTGTCTAGCACCAATCAGGAGGGTGCCGTACAGACTGTCCGTCTGACCTTCAACCACCCCGTGAAGGAGCTGATCTGGTGCTACCAGAACCCGACCTCGACCGCCCAGCAGTCGACGCAGCTGAACGGCATGTGGAACTTCTGCTCGTCCACGTCCAACGTGAACGTGACGTGCGACCCATCCAAGGTGGCACTGAGTGGCACGGTGCACCCCCACGTGGTTGGTGCTCCTCAGCTGTTTGTGCCGGGTAACTTCGCAGCTGGTTCCAACGTTGTGGTTGCATTCAGCGCGAATGCCTTCTGGGTCGAGGAGGGCACGCAGCTGGCCACCACCGCCACCAACTACGGTAACGAGGTGGGCCCTCTGCACCTGTTCAAGGTGGTGCTGAACGGCCAGGACCGCTTCAAGGAGCAGGCCGGCAAGTACTTCAACCAGGTGCAGCCCTTCTACCACCACACCGGTACCCCTTACCCGGGTATCTACACCTACTCCTTCGCCCTGCAGCCCGAGGAGCACCAGCCAACCGGCACTTGCAACTTCTCGCGCATCGACAACGCGTCCCTGTCTGTCCAGCTCAAGTCGAGCGTCGCAACCACCACCCAGAAGATGTTCGCGGTCAACTACAACGTGCTGCGCATCGCCTCTGGCATGGGCGGCCTGGCCTTCTCCAACTAGACGTAACTTCCACGTTTTGCTTCGAGTTCGCGTTGTTCACTTTTTGACAGGTGATCCATGGAGCCGGTCTTGATGGCACGAATTTCAGGACCGCTCAGCGTTATGGCATCGAGGACATAGTCCTTGAACGCTTCACACGCTTCAGGTACGATGGGTTTAATAATTTCAAAAATTGCACGGGCCGGGTCACGAATCTCACTCTGTGCATCGTTCCCCATACGCAGGTGCAGGAAATGGAAGAGGTTATGGAGGTTGATTTTCCAGTAAAATTCAGTATAGGTACTCTGAGGAAGGTGCGTCCGTGCGAGTTCACGTGCGACACCCCGTCGGACGAGTTCATCGTACGTGTGAAATGCAAGGTCACAAGACGCCTTTTGTTTCAGACGTATCAGATCACTTCCCTCAATGACGCCGTGAGAACCCTGACGGGCCGTCATACTCTGACTCCGGAGCTCATCCGGAATGAAAAAATCATCCTTGATGACCGAATAACGCGCCGAAATTTCATTTACAGACGCGGAACGGTGACGAAGCCATTGACGCGCCACAAAGATTGGCACACGGACATGAAACTTAAACTCGACCATCTCGAACGGCGTCGTGTGCTTATGACGCATGAGGTATCGGATGAGCGCCCGATCGTCATTGATCGTCTTTGTCCCCTGACCATATGAGACACGTGCAGCCTGAACAATGGCTGAATCGTTTCCCATGTGATCGACCAGCCGGACCGATGAAGTCTCCATTGGTCACAAAACAGGTGCAAACTTTATTTGTTGACGATTAGTAAAATGGTCCAGCTGAAGTTGTGGCATAAAATTCTTATGGCCGTGGTCATTGTCGTCGCCATATTTTTGGCTGCTCGGTATCGCCAGAGCAACTATACTCCACCAGAGTCCACTGTGACTGTAACTCCGCCACCACCTGCTGCACCTCCCATGGAAATGCCTCCTCCTCCCACGGAAATGCCTCCTCCTCCCATGGAAATGCCTCCTCCTCCCATGGAAATGCCTCCTCCTCCAGCTCCAACTTCTTCTGAACCAATGTCTGGAATAAATGGAATTGGTGCATTTGATAAGATTGCCGGTGAGACAATGTTCGAATATGAGATGGCACAGATGGCACCAGAGGCACCGATGGCACCGATGGCACCGATGGCACCGATGGCACCAGAGGCACCGATGGCACCAGAGGCACCGATGGTAACACCAGAGGCGTCAGTCACAACTCCACAGGTTGAGATGTATATGAAATCACCATATGCCGAGCTTTAAAAAATGAATTGAACATTAAGTAATGGACGTGAAACGCTTTGCGATGCGTCTCAAAATGCACAAAGTACGAGGCGGAGTTGTACATCACTGTGCCCTTTTTCAGCGCGCTATTGAGACTCAGGGCATCAAGACTCGTGTTGTGAAAGGCGTATGTCTCGTCCCACGGACGCGCGAGCTCTGTGAACACTATTGGGTCCAGTCCGAGGACGGACTCAACTTTGATATCGGCTACGAAGTTGGATGTCTGTACTCACCTGAACTTCATGCAATCGAAACCATTTTGTTGCCCGAAGCGCCAGAAGGATTCGCGAAACCGGATTCCGACCCAGAAAACACAAGACTCTTTGAGTTGTATCAGACGGACCCGAAAACATTTTGGTTGGAAACACCTCACGATGTTCGCAGTTTCAAATAAAATATCACAATCAATTATAAATGGCTGCCACGAATCGTAATATTATTATTCTGCTTACGAGTGCAACACTGTTCACAAACTCAATTCGTGAGATGTATCGTACCGGAAAGATGTGGTCGACCCGTTTTATGTCCATCTTCCAGATTGTTCTCGCATTCGCACTGATGATGTTCCTCAGAGCAGCTTGAAAAAAAAATAGTTTAGACAAGTATAAATGAACAACGCAAATAACAGTTCGAAGTTTCTGAGCGCGACGATTGGCGGTATTCTTCTTATGCTGTTCCTGTCTGGTGTGTTTATGGTGGTTGAGGCTGGCAAGCCAAACCCGGCCGACCCGAACAAAAAATGGTTCGGTACCGCATATCTTATATTTGCAGCACTCCTTGGTATGTTTTATATTTACAACAATCTTTCCCGAAACAACAGCGGCGGCTATTAAATGGGAAGTCATTGAGCGCATTTTCAAGTCTCAGAGTGCAACATGGTCGGTCGTTACAAGGGTGGGTGTCACCGAGAGCGTCTGAGACAAAGTCGCAAATAATTCAGGTGTACGTGCCGTATCAAAACCAATCGACGTCCGAATGCCGAGTTTTTTGGCCGTCAGTACAACATCCTGATTCGCCCCCAGATACACGAAAGACCATCCGTCACGTGTCTGGCGCGACTCAACCAAGTCCTTGATATGACCCGGTGTATATTCGACCGACGAGTTTTCGTCACCATCCGTAAGAATAATCACAGTCGTATCACGAGGAAGATTCAATTTCAGGACGTGGCCCATCGCGTCAAGCAATGCAGTTGACCCACCAGGCTCGAATGTCTCGCGTGTGAGCGGCACGACATTATCAATCGGCACATTTTCATAGACGGTTAGGATTTCGTAATCAAACTGGTAAAGGGAAATAGTTCCACCGAGTGGCTTTTGAGACTCGACAAAACTGTTATAACCGTCGATCGTGTCGTCGCGGCACGTCTCCATCGAACCGGAACGGTCAAGCAAGAATACGCGAGTCGCCATACTGTATCCTCCTCGCGTTGTTTTAAAACACTTGAGCGTTGTTTGTGTACGTATGCATGAAAAAGTTGCCGAACTCCTTCAGCGGTGTTACGATGAACAGCGAACCCCTGAATGGCATGCTCTGCGTGGGACAATGCTTACCGCCAGTGACCTCGCAACAGCCATCGGAGACAACCCATATGAAACACCCGACGATCTCATTGTCAAAAAGTGTGGCTTCAGACACTGGAATGGAAATGCAGCCACGGCACACGGAACTTTGCTTGAACCCATCGCTCGTGACTTGTATGACGCTCGACACAATCAAAAATCTCATGAAATTGGTCTTGTGCAACACCCCGTTCATAAATGGCTCGGCGGCTCACCCGATGGAGTCACTGAAGCAGGGCGACTCATTGAAATCAAGTGTCCGATGACGCGTAAAATCACACCTGCCGTCCCAAAATATTATCTGCCCCAAATCCAGTTGTTGCTCGAGGTGCTCGATCTCGAGGTGTGTGATTTCATCCAGTACAGACCGGCGTCCGAAAAGAACGTCGAGGAGTTTGTCGTCACAGTGGTTGACCGGGACCGTGTATGGTTTGAACGAATCCTGCCAAAGGCAAAGGCGTTTTGGGATCGGGTCATTCAAAAGCGCAAGACGGGTCTGTGTGAGGTGCTTTCGGATGATGAAGTGACCTCTAAAGAATACATATGTGAGATATTAGAAGAGAATGAAGTGTCCGGCGTGCCTGCGGAACAAGGGGATACAGTTGATGTGCCGGGAGTGCCGTAGAAACTTTTGTACCGGATGTATTCAACTTGAAGTGCACGCCTGTCCGTGCATCAAATCAAAGATTGTTTTTGAAAAGGAGCGCCTCGAGAAACAGCTCATCAAGGTTGAGGCTCCTAAAGTTTTGAAGATTTAGCACACAAAAAAATACCCTCTGCAATACTTCCATCCACCACTTCATATCCAAACATGTGGAGCATTTCCAGACGGCGACGATATTTCACAGTCTTATCGAGTCCAAGCGGAACCGGGTTTACAGTCTGGGGATGCTGAGAAACTATACTAAATGTGTACAGTGGTGGCATTTCTGACGTTCTCTGACGGATACATTTCACGTCACGGGCCCATCCAATGACTTTACTATCCTTATTCAAAATCGAAATTCTTATTTGATTTTGAGTAAGAAAATGGTCAAATTTAGAACGGCGCGTCTGACCCTGCCAGACGCACGCTTCAACGTTTTCGTACATGTCGCTGTGCATCTTGCCGAGTGTGATGAAGATGCGCATTGTGTGTCTCTTGCATATGATGTGTATTCTTTAATCAAATTTCTTGCGGAGCGCGAGCACGATGACGAGCAAACCCATGGCGATAATAATCGGCCAGAGATTGTCCCGGAACATATCACTGGAAATATAGTTCCGGCCGTCCGTGTACGTCACCTCGCGTGACCACGAGGTTGTGCCGTCGTCAAACTGGTATTTGCGCGCCGGAAACATAAAGGAAGTTGCCGGGTTTACGCCACCGGTCATGGCAGCCATAGCCGGCGCACGAAACACGTGCTTTGGTGTGAAATGATCATCGTACTCTGGGGTTTCGTCTGGAACAACCGGCTCCTCGCGCGGCATCATCCACGGCAGCGCCTCGGTTGACTTGTGGCCGCCGTTGTACGAAACGCCAAAAGTACCGGTTGCTGTGTACGGATTGATACGATCAATGGACAGTTCATCGATTTCAAGGAGCTCAGTCATGTCTTCTATTGTTGACCGATATTTTTGTCCGCGTACGTCCTGGTCTGGACCTTTTCTTTGTGCCGGAGCCACATGTCGTCCAGGTCGACATTGAGCATATAGGCCAACTGAAAGAGATACGAAAAGACATCACCCATCTCGGTCGTAATGTCCGTGCCGCGATCCTTTTTCAGTCCCATCTTCTTGAAATTCCGTTGGTACTGACGTATTGCCGATGCGAGCTCACCAATCTCTTCTGTGAAGAGGAGCCAGACTGTGCTGACCGGCGCCTTGTCCCAACCTTTCGTACGACACAACTCGTACGTCTCGTCTTTGTAAGAATTCATCTTGTATTTTACACGCCGTGTTCTTTTATTAGTCAACCTGAGATGTGATGGCGTCGCTCACCTCTTTTGGTGTGAACACGACGAGCGCAATAAACAAGGCGACGAGCTCAATCGTACACCGCAAACGTTCCGTCTCGAGCTCGCTCATGTTCTTTTTGATGGCCCACTGGGCACTAATCAGGCGGGACAGACGATCGATGATGAAGAAGATGATGAAACCGTAGGCAATCTGTCGTCCTGTCTGCATTACTTACATGGAAGAAACTTTTCGGGTCACATGGGCCATCTGGTTCGACAGCTTTACGTGCCACTGGTGGAGCACGAGCACCTGGAACAAGAGTATGGTCACGCTGAGGCCGAGTGCCACGAACGGTAGCCACTTGAGCCACTTTGGTGTCTGCTGTTCATCTTCCATTACTTGAGGCTTGTAATTTTTCTGGACAGGTTGAGAAAGTCGGTCGAGTGCTCAATGTGCCACGGGTACAGCACCGTGAGCGCAAACATGAACGACAGGAGCGAAACCATCAACACCGCAACCGGAACCCATTTCGTCCACTGTGGAGGTTCGTCGTTCATTTGATAACGGGGTAGAAAATTAACCCATCGTCGGATACATCTTCTTGAACGCCTGGATGGTCGTGCGACACATCGGACATGCCATGGTTCGTGCGCGGCCGAGACACGCCTCGCATGACAAATGACCACACGGGTCCAAAAACGTGTCAACCATGCGCTCCATACATATTGAGCACGTAAACTGACTGTACTTTCGGGCGTTTGTGTTCATGAGTATCTGCTCCATAGCCTTGATTTCACCGTTCAATTCAGATAGTTCGTCGCGCAACGTCTCAAACCCACACGTCTCTTTGAAATGCTGTACTGTATTGGAAACATTCTCTTGAAGTTCTGGTGTATTTAGGACGGTCGATGCATTCTGAAGAATTGAAATATCACTCGACATGCGAACAATCTCAGCCTCTTTGAGTCGAAATGCCACAAGTTTTTCTTTGTACTGATGTTTGTACCGACCGAGCGTCTCTTCAAACTGGACCCAGTCCTCCGACAGGGTCACATCAGGTGTATCGGGCAGAGAGACATGTTGTGGAATCATGACGTCGGACAAAAATTCGGCCAACATGGTCATATTCATTGTACCAGAACAGACAATAATATCTTTAAAGAAGTAAGATGGTGCTGTTCGAGGTACTATGCATGTCGTGTGCCGAGACATTCGGCAACTTTAATCTAAAATGGTTTGCAGAGTCGGGAAACTCTGCACGCCACCATCTGGGTCTGGGTATTTTGGGGTACGTTGTTGTTTTGTTTTTTCTGGTTCGGGCGTTTGCGCTCAAAAATGTATTGATTGTGACGGCTCTGTGGGAAGGGATGATTACAATCATCGGTGCCGCTTCAGCCTATTTTATACTCGGCGAACGTTTCAATCATCCTATCCAGTGGCTAGGCATCGCCCTGGCTATCCTGGCGGTCGGTATGATTCACATCGGCCAGCAGCTCAAACACGGTTAGCGGCCGCCCGCACATTGACGCCGGCTGGGGGAGCACCGCCTGCATTCAGGCTGGTCGGGTTGGCGTTCGCACCGGTCGTCGGACCAGGCATAGATCCTGCGTTCGAACCGGCACCGGCGTTCATGCCTGGGGCATTCGACGGAGCCGACATGTTGCCGCCCCGACGACGGTACATCATGTAAGCACCACCGCCTACAACCACAATCACCAAAGCGAGAATCAGGAAAATTGCCCAGCGAGGGAATGGTTTCTTCTCTTCGGCAGGCTTGTCCATTTTAATGGTATCTTTCATTTTTTTTTCACAATCCTGGCGACTGGCTATTCATCTTCATCCCAGAGGTTGAGGTGCTGATCGGCATGGCGAGCGGTATCGGATTGTTTGAAATGTAGTCCATGTAGGACAGCTGCTGGAGGACACCCGTGCTGATGGTCTTGGTCGCCTCCCTGACAACAATGTCGTTCATTTTTTTCATCTCGGACTTGTCGTCTGGCTTGGAGACCAGGTGCTGGTAGACGCTGCGCATGAGCGCCTGGAGATCAGAGTCATTCTGACGGTCGATGTTCATACCGGTCTTGGTCTTGACGCTCCGAACAATGGCACCGTGAAGATACTCGCGGTTGAACGGCGAGAAGAACGCCTCGCTGAGCGGAGTTGCATACAGCTTATTGCTCATTTATCTACATGCCTGTATAAAAAAATGAACCTCTTTCAAGCAAGAAGAATATGAAGGTCCAGAAGCGTAACGGTGACATGACCGAAATGTTGTTCGACAAGGTGACCGCCCGACTTTACAAACTGTGTGTCATGGCACCAGCGTTGACTATCCAACCGGGTAAGGTGGCCCAAAAGACGGTCGCGAGCATGTACGATGGCATCTCGACCGAAGAAATTGATACGCTGAGCGCCGAGGTGGCGATCGGTATGATCACAGAGGACCCAGAGTATGAAATGCTCGCGACGCGAATCGTCGTATCGAACATGCACAAAACGAGCCCGAAATGTTTTTCGGATGCGATGCTCAGTCTCTACTCCAAGGGTATCGTTTCCGAATACTTCATGAAATGCATGAAGCTTGAAATGGATTCATGGATTGACCATGCACGTGACTATACATTTGGATACTTTGGTATCAAGACGCTCCAGCGCAGTTATCTGAATGAGGGCGAGACGCCCCAGTATCTCTTCATGCGCGTCGCGCTCGGCATTCACGGCGATGACTACCCGCGCGTCAAGGAGACGTACGACCTCATGTCCCAAAAGTTTTTCACGCACGCGACGCCGACCCTCTTCAACGCCGGTACGAATCATCCACAGATGTCGAGCTGTTTCCTGGTGGCCATGAAGGATGATTCGGTCGAGGGCATCTTCGAGACACTGAAGGAGTGTGCCCATATTTCCAAGTGGTCTGGCGGCATTGGTGTCCACTGCTCGAACATCCGAGCGAACGGCACAATCATCAAGGGAACGAACGGCAAGTCGGACGGTATCGTGCCCATGCTCCGCGTGTTCAACAACACTGCACGGTATATTAACCAAGGCGGCGGGAAGCGAAAGGGGTCGTTTGCATTCTACCTCGAGCCATGGCACGCCGACGTCTTGGAGTTTCTTGAGTTGCGTCTGAATCAAGGCGACGAAGAGGCTCGGTGTCGCGACCTGTTTACGGCGCTCTGGATCCCGGACCTCTTCATGGAAAAGGTGGAGAAGGATGAAGATTGGCACCTCATGTGTCCCAACGAGTCACCGGGTCTCCAGGATGTCTACGGTGAAGAGTTTAACGAACTGTACCGGATGTACATTGCACAGGGTCGGTACAAGAAGAAGGTTCGGGCGCGCGAGATTTGGGACGCCGTGCTCAAGTCACAGATTGAGACTGGCACGCCATACATGTGCTACAAGGATGCCTGTAACCGGAAGACGAACCAGAAGAACATCGGGACAATCAAGTCGAGCAATTTATGCGTCGAAATCATGGAGGTTTCGACACCCGACGAGACGGCCGTGTGCAACCTGGCGAGCATCTGTCTTCCGACATTTGTGCGGGTCGGTTCTGACGGCGACAGTCCCTCCTTTGACTTTGCAAAGTTGTGCGAAGTGACGGGTGTCGTGACACGTAACCTGAACCGGGTCATTGACCGCAACTATTACCCGACCGAAGCGGCCCGAGTGTCGAACATGCGTCACCGTCCTATTGCAATCGGCGTCCAGGGACTCGCGGATGTATTCATGATGCTCGGGTTGTCGTTCGACGAGCCCAAGGCGCGCGCGCTCAACAAGCAAATATTTGAAACAATTTATCATTCCGCATTGTTCGAGTCGTGTGAACTCGCAAAGGAAGAGGGACCATACGAAACATTTGCAGGTTCACCGGCATCCCAGGGGGTTTTGCAGTTTGATATGTGGGATGTCAAGCCGGAGCCTCCGTTTGACGCACTGAAAGAGTCTATCAAGAAGCACGGCCTGCGCAACTCGCTGCTCGTGGCACCGATGCCGACTGCGTCAACGGCTCAGATTATGGGGAACAACGAGGCGTTCGAGCCGTACACGACCAACATCTATCTGCGCCGTACACTCGCCGGCGAGTTTGTCATGATTAACAAGCATCTCGTCCGGGACCTCCAAAAATTGAACATGTGGAACCCGGCCATGAAGATGGAGATTATTCGGAATGGCGGGTCAGTCCAGCAAATGAACATTCCAGAAAATCTGAAGAACATATACAGAACGGTATGGGAAATTCCCCAAAAGTCTATTCTGGACATGGCGGCTGACCGCGGCGCCTACATCGACCAGAGTCAGTCGCTCAACATTTTCATGGAGAACCCAACCCTCGCAAAGGTTTCGTCGATGCACATGTACGGCTGGAAGAAGGGCCTCAAGACTGGAATGTACTATTTGCGTACGCGCGCCAAAGCCAAGCCGCAGCAGGTGACTGTGACTCCTGCCCAGCCAACCAAGGAGCAAATCCTGGCGTGTTCGCTCGCCAATCCAGAGGCGTGCGAGATGTGTTCGGGCTGATAGAGCCGAGACGTCTATGAGCACTATGAACGAAAGAATACTCGAATACATTACGGATATAGACACGCGTCGAGAACTCGGGCTCTTGCCGAGGCGCATCAAATCGTGGCCGACGATTGAACTCAACAAAGGAATTGTGTATAATACGACGACGTGCACGCTTTATAATTTTCGACCCGACGGGTATCACGAAGTTCGTCGTCCAGTAACTTTAGACATTGTGAACGACGGACTTGTGGTTTTTAACCTGTATGAACTTCCATACGTGTACGAAGCCTATAGTGATAATGGTGCGGTAATGGTGGATCCTATAGCATCTTCATGCTGGGCGACCGAACATGACGTTCTTCTTAAAGTCTGAAGAGTGCGATGCCGACTGCGAGCAGGAAGGTTTCGGCCAGGGTGTCAACCGGGCGCAGGATCGAAATGTGCTTGACCAGCGTCGAGTTCCACAGGAACCGGAGGATGAAGGTCAAGATGATGACGAACAGCAAGAATATGGTCACCTGGTACAAAAGATCGCTGGTGTTCCGGGAAGAAATGATGCCGAGCATTTTAATATATGTAAAGAATAAAATGGCGCGCATGTGTTCTTCGGTCATGTTCAAGTGGACGCCGTATGGTACACAAGGCGTCTGGCACGACAACTGTTATGACTATGCGTTCGACCTGAACAACCCAAAGTCAACTAACAAAAACGTCCCGGGTGACATGGCGAACGACAAAGCCTGGGGTTTGACGTTTCGGACATGTGACGGTATTGCCAAGCGCGTTCTGGAGGATTATAAAGGACTGGCGTACCAGATTCCTCGCGCGACTACTCCGTGTCGGGCTGGCTACTACAAAGTGATGAACTTTGTGTCGCCGAACGGCGGTGATTTTCACTGGTACCGCGAGGCTCGCCGCATCGAGTACCGCATACGACCCGGAGACAGCGTGCAGAGCATCGCAAAGTTTTTCAGGGTCCCACAGACGACGGTCAAGGCGGCATACACAAAGGCTCACCGGGCACGCTCTGCGGCAAACGGCCGCATTGCAATGACGAACCAGGAACTCCGGACCCTGAATCACCTGAACGAAATGGTCCGGACGGGTCGTATTCGTCCCGGGAAGGTGATTTCGTTGCCGGTCAAGCTCTGGTCACACAAACAGGGGTTCGGTGGCGGGCCGGTCATCGTCGATGCGTCAGGCAACACTATAAAGAACCCTCTGACGGCCAATCGCAACTATCCCGGACTGAATTACAGCAAATTCTGTTCGGCCTATTGTGTCAAATGTCGTGCGGGTCGGACGGCGCTCGCGCGGTCGCGGGCTCGGGCCCGGACACGGAGTCTGATGATGACCCCGAGACTGGCATTCTGAGTCCAAGTTCATGAAGCACCTCCTCGACGGATTCGTTTGTGTCAATGTCAAAAAATATATCAGTCACGAAGCGAGTGTCCGTAAAGGGGTCGATACCGAAGGTTGAGACGAGTGCCGACACGTTGGTCGTTGCGTACGTGTGAGTCGCTGTTTCCCCGTCGGATGTGCGCTGGACAGATACGCGCACCTTATACAAAGGCTGGTCAAATGGAACTCGGCACATCGGACACGTTCGAGACATTCGTTTCCATCGATCGAGACACCGAAGATGAAACGTGTGACCACATGCAAGCGTACGAGTCTGTCTACGCATGCTATCGAGACACACGGGACACTGGCCTGATGAGGTTGTGGTGTGCAGGCCGCACAGGTTTGTTCCGCTTCGGGAGTTGCGTTTACACTGCACTCCCTGGCGGGTTGTTGCTGAGCACTGTTCCGGCATACGATAAGCGGCGAGGAAAAAGTGACCGCGGTCTCCGCGTCTGAAGACGGTGAACATCCTCCTCGAGGGACTGGATCGCATCCTGATAGGTGGCACGGACGCCATCCTCGATGCGTTTTTTAAATTGGATGAGCGGGTCGTCACCCTGATCTGCTCGGCAGACCGGGCACTCGTCCGACATCACAAACCAATTTGTGATGCAGGCTGGGTGGAAGACGTGCCGACAATTGAGTTTCTTGGCGTCTTTGGTCTGGACTGTCTCAAGACAGACGACACACGTTTGCAATTTGTGCACATGGCACAGAGGTCCTTTGCGACACTTTCGACCTGAAGCTGTTATCGCAGTACACGCCATTCTTATCCTTTACCGTGTAGCGAGACAAAATCGTGGAAACTTCGGCGTACACTTCGGCCGGCGTACGCCCCTCTGTCGACACGACGTACACCTGACACGGGACATTCATCAGCATCTTTTCGTAGAGAGTATGGAGTTCCTCCAGATATTTGAGCGTCACCCGCGAGTCGCCAACCTGCTTGCGCTTCTGAATGTGTTCAAAGGCTGTCTTGGGTGACTTGGCCAGAAAGATGTAGACATCCGGGTGCCACAAGTATCGTTCGTAGGCATTCTGGTAGACACTATCCTCTTCGGTCGTGACGAGCTTTTTTGTCCGTAGGTACTCCCAAAACACATGGCGCGTACTGAGGAGACACCGCTCGTACACTGTGACACCGCCTCGAACCGGACGGAGCGTCTGTAGAATCTTCATTTGGAGTAAAAGTGCCCAACGGGACATGTCTTTGTAAAAGAGATCCAACGGCCATTCGTCAAGCGGTTCACGCTTGACGGACCAACCATTCTGTTCGAGCAGATCCAACTGGGTCGTCTTGCCCGAACCGATGTTCCCATCAATCACGATATGCATTACACATGTATCGAATTATTTGTTTAGTTGCCTGAATTTCCCTGGGCGGCAAACCCAGGGGGGCTGCAGGCCGCGTTCGCCGGTACGAAAAAGGCATCCGGGCCCTTCTCCTGAAGGTAACGGCGGAAAGACAGGTTGTCCTCGTAGGTGATGTTCTGCTTCTGCATCATCATATCGTTATACAGGCGCGTAGAGTCATAGACGGTAAAGCACCGACCGTCACCCATTCCGAGGCGCGTCGACATTTACTCTGGTGAAAGAAAAAAAAGTGCGCTAAAATTAATGACAAAGACTGATGTGTGGCATGAAAAAGAAGAAGCTTACCTCGCAAAAATGGAGAAGCAATGTTTGTTACTCTGTGAACACAATCTGAAAGAGTTTCACTATTACAATAAACTTTCATCCAAGTTTAACATACCTATTTTGATAATCTCGGCGGCCAACGCACTGACGGCCATTTGCCTCAACTCATTCATGAATCAGGAATATGTCAGTATCCTGAACGCGGTACTCAGTGCCGGTACGGGCGTCGTCGGCTCAATCCAACTCTTCATGAAAATTAACGAAAAGATGACAAACGCAACTCGGTCGTCAATTATTTTCAAACGTCTCGCTCTGAAAATTTCAAAGGAACTCAGTATCGCACGGGAACAACGCGTGACGGAGGGCATTCCGTTCTTGTCGGAATGCTTCTCGGAATTCAACACGGCACTTGAACAAGGAAATCCAATCGAACGTAAATTACAAAATCATTTAGAACTCAAAACAATCGGAATGTCTGGTCCCCCCACTCCCGCTTCGCCCGTGATGCGCAAGGTCGCCGATCAGCTCTTGTCGTTGGCGGGCAGGTCCGTCTACGGCGGGTCGACAACCACTTTCAGTGAAGAACCCGAATATGTCTAACCCCATGCACGAACACCTCGAGCCGCGAGCACCGGAATCCACTTTTCAAACTCGGCACCCATAAAAATACTCTTCGTCAAGTCCTCCGTCGTTTCAGGTGTCACGTTGAGCAACTCAGAGTTGAGCACATCGTACGCAAACACAATTTCTTGAAGCGTCTCGGCGCCAGTCACAATCACCTTACCGGTACTAAACACGCTCGCAGTCACCTGCTTCATGTTCGGTCGCGGCTGAAACTTAATCTTGACGGCCGAGTACCGATCCGGGTTGAACGACACCTCGAACCGGTGCTTCTTTGACCGCCCGAGCTTCTCAAAAATCTCCATCAGGTTCACCGATTGATTCATTGCAAAGTTTGTGTTAATCATCACCACCTTGAACGCGTCGGCCGACATGGGGTGCTCAAAAATTGAACCAAGAATATGACTGAGCTGCTCGCACACACGCCGGCAATCCGTCAGGTCGGCACAACCAGCCACCTGAAACGAACCATTCGGGAACACCTTGATAGCCTTGACTGTGTAGGCATCTTCGTAGCCGATAGTCACCTGATTATAAAACTCAGAGGGAGACTCGCGCATAGTCCATTTGTTTCCGTCAGTCAGTGCTCCTGACCGA